GTTTTCAGTGTGAACCACACTGGTTTGAGAGAAGAGGCCTATATGCAGAGTCTTCAACGTCCTGCTGTTGAACGGAACAATAGGGCCAGCCACTTTAGGATAACTCGGCTGAGCGGGTGTAACATGGTTAATGGGTGCCCGGAGTACCTAACCCCTGACACCCGCGCTGCCAAGCGCATCCTAGTGGCTTGCCAGCTAAGGGGCGATAGAGACTTTGTCCGGTTCAACCGGACAGCAAATAATCAGGCGGCAAGTATGGTTCGCGTTTACAAGTGTCGAGGGGGTAGTAGGGCGTCCGACCAGCTGTATTCTGCTCGGCAACTGGCCATTTTCCACCAGGTGCTCCCATTCGATTGTGAGCAATTCAATTCTATCGCACGACTTTGCGTCACCGATGACCACTTTCTCATAGGCCGTGCGAGAAATCCCATACGGCTTCCAAGAGTAGAATTGCCCCGTGAGTCGCTAGTCGCATTTTTCCAGGATGTGGTTGACGCTTATCGTGTCGGAGAAGACCCGAGCTGGCCAACCCTGGAGAGCTTATGGCGCAAGGCTTATTGGGACGAGCGTCCTGTGGTGGAGTGGGATCCTTACGATTTGGTGCATGCGTTGTTTACTCATCCCTTTTTGTCTTCTTATTGCTCTATGACGTGATGACCTTTCGGTACTATCACGGACACTTCGAGCACGACAAAAAGGCACTGAGGAAGAGGGTTGGGGAAAAGTTTTACGGTTCTCTTCTCCCACCAGCGCCAGCGTTTGTGAGGGAGATCACAATGGAAGTTAAGGACGAGCCCGCCAAGGTGAAATACGACGAAGCAACAGGGACATACCAACCTGCTCCACCTCGGTTGTACTTCTCTCTGGGTGAAGATTCATCCAGCTGGGGGGGCGCGCACGTGGCATTGGCAAAGAAGCACATGGTCGCCCGCCGTGTTGTGGAGCTCGGGGACTGGGAGGTTTCTTTCGAGTTCCTGGACGACAACCGCCCATTAGACATGGGCCAGTTGGCTGAGCATGTGCACTCGATCTACACCGGGCAGGAACGAATTATCAGGTGCTACTTTTTCAGCGATGACAGCTTTTTGGTGGCACCTGGGCACCTGCTGGGTGCAGATTTGTCGATGTGTGACCAATCCATGGGACCCGGGCCAATCCACGTTGTGTATAGGATGATGCTGTCCTTAGGATTGCCACCTGACATTGTGTGTGGACTTGTGCAACAGTTAACGGCACCATTCCGCATGCGAAACCCGGCTAATAAGAACGAATGGTTCACTGGGGAGTTCCACAGCACCTATTTGGTGTCGGGAACCACACTTACCACTATTGCGGACAATTGGGGCTCGCTCAGCGCTCTAACTGTCCTGGCAAGCGCAATAGTGGATGGCAGGATACACCTAGATCTTGCAGAAGACTTTGCCGCTTTCGGTATTCAGGTTACCGTCGAGAGATTCGCATGCATGGAAGAGTGCACCATTTTGAAGCGATTCTTTTGCAGAACAACCTGCGGTGGATGGG